TATCCATCATACCATATATTTCATGATAATATGTCTCATAATATTTTTCCCAAAATTCATCCATTCTCCCCCTAAATTCCCCTTTAATTTTCCTTCCATTTGTTGATTGATATCTTACAGGATATTTTATCCTAACCCAGTCAGTTCCATCATAATATTCCGTCCTATTATTTTTTGTGAATTGTATTATGAACATGTCATACGATGACAAATCTCTTTCAATTAAGTTTCTGACTATTCTCCTATTGCTACCTCCAGCTCTGGCAAAATTACAGTCTATTGCACTCAATTCGTTACAAATAAGTCTACTAAATCTGGTCTTCTGTTTATTAATGAGTTCATTACCATATGTAAATGAACAACCGTCAAAATAAATTTTCATTGTAATATTTAGTGATATCGTTGTAAATCATTTGATGTTCATGTTCACCAAAGAAAAATCCACTTCTATATTTTTTACCTTTTTTATACTTAAAATCTACTGGAACATCACAATCACCATTCCCCATCCATATGATTATGTGTTTGTGATTTTTGAGTATGGATTTGATTGTTGAGAAACACATTTGTTCATCAATTCTACCCTGCTCTTCAGTGTATATATTTTTGAAATAAAAAAGAAGATACTTAATAAGGTCTCTTAGTTCATCAGAAACATCATTTACTTTCAATTGACGATGAGCATCTTTGGTTATGATGTCGTCACCCCAAATAGTGTGTTTAATAACATCATTATTTTCATCACGTCTTGATATCCAACGTGTTTGTATTGGTTTTGATAATCCTGTTACCTTGCTTGGTAATCCTCCATCGTCATATGCAATTGAAATCCATTTGTTAGTTTTATTATCATAGAATTCAAATCTTTCTCGTTTTGTCATCTGTATAACAAAAAAATCAAACTTGGATAAATCATGCTCTAATAAATTTCTTACTATTCTCCTGTTACTACCACACCTTTGAGCAATGTTGTACTCCTCAGCACCTAATTCTCTACAAAACAGTTTGCTATATCTGACATCAAAAGCAGGGACTTCTGCATAACCACCAGTTTTTGCACACCCATCAAAATATATTTTCATTTTGTGTACCACAATATAAAAAGACCAGGTATGATTATAAAAAACTGAGGAAGAAAATTTAAGACAAGAGCACGTTCACCAGTTTTTAAACCGACATAAACCCATCCTGCAGCACCTAACATTTGTAGAAAACTATTCCACGGAGTCCATCCCATCACATGATAAATCATAGCAATGGGTATCATAGTTGCACTGCACCATTTTATAGTATTAAGTCTCATCTTTTGATTTGTATGCCCACTCGGTAGTATGTCCTACACTCCATTTATCTGAATTCTCCACCATATAATTTTGTGAGCAAACCTCAAAGTCTGGTGGTATGGTCTCATCGGAGATAAGACTTTGATCTTTCCATATAATTCTATTGTTAGGTTGCAATGCAAACTGTCCGTTATCAAGTGCTATACAATTAAATGATTTGTGCTCTGGATCATCCTGACTATAGTTTGTGTTGAGTGTCGATGATTCTGAGTGGCAGTTGTCAATAGTAAAACAATACTGCCCCTTGTGCATCTGTTTATCCTTACCAAAAAACTCACACCTATTCAACAATGGTTTTTCTATGACTGTCAAGTTGTAGTCAAAACAATCCCATATCTGTAATGTATCAAGTGGTAGTAGTTTATCTGGATCATAATCTGTTTTCCATACAAATGCACTGATGGGTAATTTATCAAACAATGCACCATAATCATATAGAAGTGTCTCAAAGTACAGTGCCTTGTGCTGCACACTCTTGACTGAAATCCATGTGCCTGGTGTTGTTTCACCATGACCTTTTTGATGATCATATAAAAATTCCTTCCTTACATGTACGGAGAAAGGAGGAAGGTTGTGGACTAAAAATGCCATTAGTGCTTAAGTGATGATTGTAATGTGTCGAGTGTAATTCTCATGTTTTTAAAAATTGTACCTAAATCTGCATCTCCGAAACCCATCTCTATAGACCCTCTCTCTAAATTTTTTTTCATTTTTTTTGCTTCAGGGTCATCGGATAATGACAATCTTGTCCACATTACCTGTTGTTTTTCTAACAATTCTTTGACTGTCTCTATGTGATGCCATTTAGCATCGTCACTCATCATTGGAAATTTTGCTATGACTTTGTACAGTTCTCTTTGAAGATCTGTTATATCCTCCATCTCATTACGAACTGTCTCTGATTCAAAAAAATTACTCATGTCTCTCCTTTATCAAGTTCAATAAATGATTTCGATACTTGTCTTTGTCAATATTTAGAAATGGTATGTACTTCCTAATTTTCATACCAACAACCTTCCACACTGGATCCTTAAGTTGTTTATCATAATCTTTACAGTATCCAAAAAGTTTTTCATATACACACATCTCCTCTGCACTTATATTACCTGCTAGATGTTCCTTGAGAATAGGTGGATGACCATTTGATGCATCAAAAAATTCATCGTAGGTATATTGATCTAAAAATTCTTCTGATTTTTGTTTGAAGTGATAGAATAAACTTTCATTCCTTTTTTGCCATTCTTTGTAAATGGTTTCACCAGACCTGATGATATTTCCTATCCATAATCCTTGTGGATCGTCTGTATTTACAAAATTTGCAAGGAAGAAATTCCTTATCTCAGGATCCTTATACTTCCTTGACATTTTTTCAAAAAAATATCTATCTTTTCTTTTATAGAAGGAGTCTATTTTTGCTCTTGATTTCCCTCCATATTTTTGGTAGTCATACTTTTCTTTAGTAAAGTGATTTTTATACGCAAGGTACTCTTTGTAAGTGTCAAATGGTGTCAATGTAGGCAATGGATTTCTCCTCAAATAGAAAGAAACTTCGCTTTTGAAGTTCTCTTCAAATAATTAAGATTCATAGCGTTACCCTTGAGTTTTTCTTTCATGGGTTTAGTAATAAGTTTAGATACAGATTCAATCTCGATACTATTTTGTTCACAGTAATGACAGATTGCCTCAATGTAATTCATACCATTATTATTCTGGACAAGGTTCTCAATGTCATTAGTGAACTTATCTTGGCATAGAAATTTATTCCTTAATACTGATCTCATCTCCGCTTTAGTTGCCATTAAGTTTGTCCTCTACAAATTTGTTGATGTACTCTACAAGAAGTCTCATATACTTAAGTTTATCATACTCTTGATAAACTGTCACCTCTCCATTTTCACATGTCATGAGTATGACAAGTTTCTTTACAGGAATGCCAGTCCTTTCATAAAACATACAAGCGTATGCTGCTGCCTGTACAAAATAGTTTTGAATCCAATCCTTTGGTTTAGGTTTAGCTGCTGTTTTGAAATCTATTATTGACAACTCACCATCATACTCTGCAATACAATCTACCGTGCCTGCAACACCCAACTCGGTAGAATAGAGACTTTTTTCAAGAGCGTATATGTTATTTATCTTTTCTAAAGATTCTTTTGCCTGCAAAAATAACATTTTTGAACCAGGTGTATCAGGATCTACGTCCTTGTTTAGTAAATGACTTTCTATTAGAGTGTGTACTTTGGTGCCACGACTTGTGGATCTTTTAGTTATCCTATCTGCCTCTTCATTACCAACCCTCTTTCTCCAATCAACAAAAATTTGTTTATTGAAATGTGAGGTCACAGAGGTGATAGACACCATTGGTCTACCCTCCACTGTGTAGTATCTCACTCCATCAATAGTCTTCCTACTCAAAGAGGGAAGATCACATTCCACATGATTGAACATCACATACCTAATTCAATTTTACTTACAAGATAACTTTTGACAAGACCTGATCTTACGATGTCATTGATATTGAACTCAACCAAGTCAAATTCAGGCATACGTTGAATGATTTTTTGAAAATCAAGGATACCATTTTTTTCATTGGTCTTTACGAGATCCGTTTGTGCTGCGTCACCACAGAACATAATCTTACAGTTCTCTCCACACCTTGTCATTATACTATCTAACTCATGAAAATTCAAGTTTTGAGACTCATCTACAATTATTATTGAGTCATCAAGTGTTGTTCCACGGATAAAGGAGGTTGACCAAAAGGTTACACTCTCTTGTGTTTTAAGATTACCCCATAACATTTCAAACTCTTGATCAGTAGGTAATTCAAACATATATTTTACCATATTTTTATATGGTATTTGATATAAAAATGATTTATCCTCATGATCGCCAGGTAAAAACCCTATCTCCCTTGTTGATACAAGAGATCTTACCAATACTACCTTGGTGTATGGGGTTATGGGGTCTAACACATCCCTGAGTGCATTATACAAGGTTATGAAGGTTTTTCCTGTGCCTGCAGCACCGTAAAGAAATAAATTTTTACCTTCTTTATACGCTTCAAAAGCAAGTTTCTGGTTTGTAGTTATGGGTTCGATAGGAACCATCATGTCTACATTATATGGTTTCTTTCGTTTCATTTGTTTAATTGTCATACCAGCACCAACGCTGGTAGCCATTTTCTTTTTTCTTGCTGGCATTAGAAGTGAGTGGTTTTCTGAGGTTTTACATTCGAGCCTGGTATTTGTGATACCTTAGATAGAACTTCGTTCCATCCGCCATCAGTTCTTGAGTACACATCTCCTGTGCCACTGACTGCTGACGCTGCCCCTTTAGACCAGTCTTTATCCCAATCGGGATTTTTTTTTCTCCACTCATCATACTCTTTCATTGTCATAGACAACTCTTTAGTTTCACCTGTTTTTAGATTTTTTATTGGGTATGTTGGCATGTGTTGTTGCGAGTGATTTATTTATTGAGTCCTGAATAGCAGCACTAAAGTGTAAAGGTTTAGCAGTGCACATATTGCATACTTTCTCTGCTATTCTACTATTATTGCAGAACTTTGTCAATTCATCATCACTACAATCGACAGGCACCCCATTTACAATATAATCTTGCCACTCATCAGCATCGTTTTGCCCTGTTATAGAAAGTAGTTCTCTCATAAATGCAGTGTTAGGACACTTCCAAAGATGCCCATTATATAACTGAGAATTAGGACAAGAACAAACTTTATAACTTTTACTAATATTATTATGATTGTAAGGGTATACTTTATTGCCTCGTTTTTTTATTGAGTCAAACCACCTATCTTTACCAGTGTGATGTTCAGTGACCAGCACCTTAGGATGATTAAATTTTTTTATTATGTCCACCACCTCTGGTAAATGTACACTCACTCTTAAGTATATTTGAGGGTCATCTAATGCTCTTTTAATCCAAGATTCATTTTGTAACAGAAGTAAACCGTTAGTGTATAGATAGACAGCATTTTTTGTGTGTAATCTGCATTCATATAATATCTCCTCACATCTAGGGTTGAGTAAAGGTTCGCCACCTATAATAGATATCCTATCTATCTCTAATCTTGGTAAGATAACTCTTATGTCTCTTAACAATGCATCGGTGTCCAACTTACTTGCAGCAGAAAAATAATTACTGAAGTGGTTACAACCTTTGCATGACAAATTACAACCTATGGTGGTGCTTATGTCAAGAATGCTCAGCTTGGGCAAGATAAGCAGCTCCTATACTAGTGCCTCCATCAGTTGAGATGGGTTCAGCATAAATTCTTCGACCAAGTTTCTTTTTTAGCATGTAGTTTACAGTACAATTCAAGAAGCAACCACCAACAAGTATCAAGTCCTTCTCCGTTAGATTTGCCAGATCAAGTGCTCTTGTCTCCCACTTTTTTTGCACTCTATAACAATCACTAAGTCCATAAGATGCCTTTCCCATCACCTTTCCAGCATCCATGTGATGCCAACCATGTCTGACACAACATAATTCAAACTCCTTTCCAATGCCCACATCACTTTCTTTAAAATATTTTTTATGCACTAAACTCCATGATGGTAAATCAAACATGGTTTCAATCTCTATCTTATCATTCTTAGATCCATTAGCATCCACTACAATAGCAACAGCACTATCAAAACCAGACCTATACCATGCACAAGCAGCATGGCATTTATGATGTAGATGTCTGTAATCACAAACTTTAGCGTTGGGAAACATTTTTATCACCTTTCTCAACTCAATAACAGATTGTAATTCTTTAGAAGGTTTATCCCAGTAAGCATCTGATACTGCTATCACGTCTATATCACATGAAATTATATGTAATAAGGATTTGATTGAGTTACTATATTTTTTTCTATTAACTCTTTCTGCTTCCAAATACAAATCTACCACACCATCTTTCATAATACAGATGGATGCATTATTTGATAAGTTTACTCCTAATATATTCATAAAAACTTAAGAGTCAAAAAATTCCCCGAATTTTTTTTCCCAAATATTTGAAAATAAAAAGTCATTTTCCCCTGAGTTTACCGATCTCTGGAAAGTAAATGTAATCTATGTCGCTACCCTCTAGTGTTCTGATAGCATCCTCTGGTGTCTCAACCATAGGTTCACCTGCTAGATTGAACGATGTGTTTAGTAGTATAGGAATTGATGTGAGTTTTTCAAACTCTACTATCAAATCATAGAAGTGTTGGTTCTGTTCTCTTGTAACAGTTTGCACTCTACATGTATTGTCAACATGATTTATTGCGGGTATATTATCCACCCACTCTTCTCTGACATCAACAGCAAAAGTCATGTAAGGTGACTCATCTAGTCCTGCCATATCGAAATATTTATCTGCGTGTTCCTTTAGAACTGTGCCTGCGAAGGGTCTGAACCCTTCTCTATGCTTGATAGTATTGATTTTATCTCTACCTACTGGATCTCTTGGATCATAAAGTATAGAACGATTACCCAATGCTCTAGGTCCTGCCTCTGATCTACCTTGAAAAATTGCTATGACCTTTCGATGCTCCATTGAATAAAATTTACCTGAGTCAATATCTACATCTCTCTCACCGAAAGCTAACAAAGATGCTACTTGTCTAGGATTGATAGTTTCACCATCAATATCAGACAAATCATATTCAGGTCCTAGGTAAATTGTTTTCATAACCAACAAGGTTTTCTAGAAGGGTCACGTAGATAGTTATTAGAGACCCAAGGTTTAGATGCAATATATCTTTTGTAGGCAGTGAAGATGTCAATAGTTTTATCATGCTTGAACTGATCAGGACCTGCAAAAGTAAATGTTGATGGTGTTTTAAAGTAACCATAAGGTATTAAACTCTGTGCTTCCTCAATAGTTTTTTGACAACTATGTACCTTATTATATCTATGTGTATATTCTTGACACAATCCTATACCATGAGCAACTAACCACCATGTATTGATGAGAGATTGATTTGCCCATACAGTGCAAGGATGATTACGAAATGCACCTTTCTCTGTCTTGTATGGTTCGCCATTGATTCGATGTAACTGACCATAACTATGACCCCATTTATCAGAGCAAACAATAGATAGCATCTGACAAGTTTCTAATGGCATCTTGACGACATGTTTGTCAGGCAATACCTGAGCAGAAACATAGGGTGAAGGATCGGTGACAAATATATTCATTCATTTGATCTCCATTGTTTTCTCATGCTAACATACGTATCATTTTTTGCAACTAAATCCCTAACTTTCTTAAATATTTGTGCGGACTTAGCATACTTATTTGTAGCATGATCTGGATCTTGGGGTCTTACTTTTCCTTCGGCATCATATTTCTTGCCTGTCTTATGATTGGCATATCTCCTTGACCTTGTAAAACCCATCTCTAAAAACTTACGACACATATCCATACCAATAAAATCTTTTTTGTCTTGGTAGTCTTTATACATACCGTAGATATGATTGGAAGATTTTATTGCAAGTTCTGGAGTCTTGAATCTCCAATAAGGGCATATATCGTGAGTATAAGGGCGAACCAATAGCACTCCTTGTTCCCCCCTTCCAATACGATAAAGTTTGCGATTTTCTTCAAGTGAAAAGTCAATTCTTCTATAATCGAGATCATAATCAAATTCCTTCATAGTTTTTTGTGATCAGGGTGATGTGTGCTGTTGATTGATGGTTGCCAAGGTTTTTTAGATCTGTTGTGTATAACAATAAATTTATCAGCAGCAAATGTACCTGCTACACTTACCTCTATTTCATCTCCATCTTGCCAATTTATTGTACCATCTTTTTTGGTGTGTTGCAAGGCAATCTGAATCTTGTCAATTAGTTCTTGTGTAAGTTTCATATGTATCTTGGAGTAAAGTTTACCTTGTCCTTAAATTGTAATGCGGGATCTGTTTTTATAGGATCGTGATCCTTTTCACTCGGAAGTTTTCCTGTTGCTAGATAATCAACAACATCTCTACAACCTAAAAGGTATGCTATTGTTTCTTTATTTTCTGGACTTTCTTCTTCCAATCTCTTGGTAAGTTCTTTCATAAGTGTCTCTAAATTTTCAGTAGGTTTCCTATGTAAATCAG